GAATGATTGTGCCAGGCTCGATAGTTGGCTTCTACGCGAGGCCACTGTCTTGACACTGACAACACGAAGCCGCGGCCCCAACCGCCGATGTCATTGCACACATGAACAATGATGTAATTTCCTGGCGTCTGGGGCTTCGTCGCATCACCTGTGAGATAGTTGACCATTAGATTGACATCCTCAATCGCATTTCCGCGAAGGTGTTGTTGTAGGTGATGTCGCCCATGTCGTAGTAGGTGACAAATGCGCTGTCGGGATGTTCGTCCATTCCTTCTGGGAGGACGACAGTCTTGAAGCCGTCAGGCGAACGGATGAGGTCGAGGCGACCTTCTTTTGAATGCTTGCCTGGGTCGGTGATTGGGTTCTTTGAAACTTTGACCGCCTTACCATTGAGGATGGCATATGAGCACTTGAAAGCCCACTTCTGAGTGTCTCGGTCGAAATCCATCAACAATCCTCCACCTGACCCGAATGCCAAGTTAGAAGCACTCCAACCTGCATCAGTGATGGCTTGAAGAATAGTTTTCATCGAACGTCGATTGATGCCGTCTCCCCAGATGAGGCGCAAGTATGGAGGTAGCAACAAATAACCCTTTTCGTTGGATGTGATTTCTCCCGACGGGAGCTCATTGACGAAGATTCGGAATAATTCAAGCAGAACGTCAATGGGCTTCCCACTGTCAGGGCGCACCACTAAGGTCCCTCCGCTGTTTTGAATGAGCTTTCGAACGTTCGGTTTGCACACCATTCGAGCGAAGCGAAAAATGTCCCAACTGTCGCCCACACAAGCTGCCATCTTGGGCACGCCGAGTGGAAGCCGTCGCTCGACCAACATTTTGGTGACCCAACGAATGACAGTGTCTTCTTCATTTTCTTCTCCGAAGATTGTCATTGTTGAATGTTCTGTCGCAGGAATGGAGAAGCCTGCCATCGGAATGTCATAGTAATGATTGGCGCACTTGATGCCAGCGATGGTGTCGCTCCCAAAAAAGCTCAATAGATGAGCCATCCCACCCATCTGTGCTTGTTCGCGACAGGTGACGCCGCGGCTGCCAAAGTCATGGTGTTTGAAACCAATCTCGGCCTCGGGGTTGTCGCTTGACAGGTCGAGGAAGTGCTTCCAAATTTTCTTGATTTCGCGGCTAGCGATAGCAACTGTCGACGGGTACCAAAGCCTGGACAGTTGAGTTTCAAGCCAGTTGGTTATCCAAGCGACCCGCGGGTCTCGCGGGCTGCGGACGACCGCGATGACATTCTTGACTGGGACGACGAGGCCTTCTGGAATGGCTCGAATGGTCACTGGCACGTAGCCATCGTAGTCATTCACGATGTGAAGCCAACCTTCGTAATTGAAGGGCTCGCCGTGTTCCAATGCATCTGCCGCGAGCTCGTCGATGTCAGCTTTGGTGAGGGGCTTTGACAGGTACTTGTGGGTGATGACTTGCAATCCAACGAGGGTGCAGACATCGTATTCACCACCTCGAGCTTCGAGGTAGCTCTCCATGTACTCGAGCTTGTCGGTGTACAGGATGAAGTGAGGAAGCTTGTAGCTGTCCGTGTCGTTGGCGTTGTTGAGGACAAGGTCCTTCTTGGGTTCATATACAGTTTTCATTGTTCACTCTCCGTGATGTGTCCCGCGGGCCTCGCTGGCTCGACCGGGACGGGTGATTAGTAACGTGCGCAGAAGCGATTGATGATGTGAAAGTGGTCAGCGAAAAATTTGGGTTCGCTGGTTCCAATTTCCCGTAGTGACATGAACCACGCCTTGTCAGCGTCGTCCATTCCTTTGACGCGGGGAAGCTCGCCGTCTGGGAGCTTGATGCAAAAAGCGTGGGTGATGACGCGGCCTCGGAGGTCGCGGTCAGGCTTGTCGAAGACGTCTTTATCGACGACTTTGTCCTTCAACAATTTGGCGTCGAGCTTGATGCCAGTCTCTTCCTTCAGTTCTCGAATGCAACTGTCGATGAGGGCTTCACCTGCATTGACGTAACCTCCCGGGAGGGCAATCAGACCTTTACCATAGCGCCCTCTTCGGCGGACGACCAACACGTGACCGCTGCAGATGACGATTGCATCGACGGTGACGAAGGTAGGTCGATACGGTGCGCCGAGCCATGACGCCTTGTCTTCAAGAATTTCTTGGTACTCGTCGTGCAGACGCTGAAATTCGGGTGACCCCATATAGGTGACGATTGACGAATACACTATCGGAGGCACCATGTCCTTGATGCCAATCTTGTCCTGCGTGAACATCAGGTCACGTACCTTGGTCGCATCCACCGGGAGAGAAAGGCCCGTGTCAATGTGGTCGCCCCATTGTGGAAACAGCTTGAGGTAAAAAGACGAGGCGTCCTTCTTGTGACCGATGAGGACGACGTCAGACGCACCGTCCGTCGCTTCGTGCACTGCTTCTTGGATGGCGGTGACCCACAACAGGTTGTTGTAATCGTAGTCATTAGCCATGACGAATTGGACGCGCTTATTTTCCTCGATGGAGAGCGAATCACGAATCATGTTCATTCGCTGAGCGCTAGTCCAAGGATTGCGCACGTCTTGCGCGCGGTTGTGACCGCCCAGCACAATGATGAGCTTGTGTGCAGTCTTTAAAGCGACGCGGACGGTCGCTAGGTGACCGTTGTGAAAGGGCTGAAATCGTCCGATGAGGACGCCAAATTCGTGCATGACACTCTCCGTATAGAATTCCCGACGAACCCTCGCTGGGTTCATGGTCGGTGGTGGCGAGATTGCCACTCAGTCAGTAACTATCAAACACAAGCAGGTTTGTTCACGGCTTCTTATTGGGCAAGAAGTTCATGTTGAACGCTAAGGTAGTCAACGCGGTGTTCTTCGAGCCATTGCTTGTTCGCGATGATGAAACACTTGTCGGGATTGGATGCACGGACGTAATCGAGCTTGGTTGCCTGTTCATCGCCCCAAAATGCACCCTTAACATCAACCCACGTATCCCATGAGTGAATGTAGAAATCAGGATAGTAGCTGCGCTGGGCACCATCGCGTCCAACGTAGTTCCATCTACCTCGGTGTGTATCGTACGTCAATGAAGATGCGTCGAGCCACCGTGCAAAAGCGACCTCCCAAGTACCTTGAAGCTTGACAACAGACCCATCAGGTCTAACGTGGTCGTACCACTTACATTTGCCGACTGCTACGCCATCGTACTTACCATCGGCCCAAGCTTGACGCATCATCAGAGATGCATTTTCACCCAATGTGGGGTCATCCTTGAAACGCTGAGTGCGTGTGGCACCCATCCGTGTTGAAACCTCTTTGCGCTTCATTCCATTCTTTTCGCCAGCATTGACCTGACGTTCAGTCGATGTCTTCGAGATGCTCGATGCCCACTCGGGATGTGATGCCTTCGTTCGATACGTTCGACCATATGCAGGGTTGTTAGCGCCTGCAAACGATATCTTGAAGTGTTCATTCTGACACTTGCGCGTGCAGAACTGACGGTTCGACTTTGCGACTGTGACTCGCATGATTGCGCCGCACACTCGGCATAGCACCTCAACTCGTTGTGCTCGCTTCATGAGTTTAACTTTACAGCTCGGCGGGGCCGTGTTTACTGCTTAACCGCTTTAGGTCTTCTTACTGACAGCACGACCGAGAAGCTTTTCCCAATCCCTTTGAGGCCTGACTTCAAGGTTCTTTTTCCACGTCGCCTCAAGCATGGTGGGTTCAATTCCCAGTTCACGTTCCTTGTGCATCAAGGCATTCAAGTCCTTCGGGAAACACGAGAGCGAAAACCCGCAAAGGGGTCTGCCATCTTCATCAGTTTCAAACGAGGGAACTCGCCAGTGACTTTTCCCGAGTCGAGTGTCCATCGTTGCACACTCAACGACGCGGTCGTAGTCAGCGTTAAGTCCTTTCGCATCAAGAGCATTGCACAGCTGGTACAGCTCATTAGCAAACGAGACTTTCATCGCAAGAAAGCAATTCGTCACGTACTTGGTGAGTTCTGCGTTCGTACTTGATGTCTTCACGATGGGAACCTTGGGAAAGGCTGCTTGAAACACCTGCTTCACCTTGTTGATATGGGGTCGAGGCCCACCGAGGATAATGCGATTCTGGTTCCTCATGTCGTCGAGGGCGTTTGCCTCAGTCAAAAACTCTGGACTGAACACAATTCGAAGTCCCGTCTCTTCAAATTGCCTGTTCCAACGCTCTGTGGAACCCGGCGGCACCGTGCTCTTGACGACAGCGATGCGATTACCGGGCACTTCGCTGAGTTCTTTGAGAACGCCTTCGACAATGCTGAGGTCAGCTGACCCATCCTCGAACATTGGCGTGGGGACACAAATGAAAAAAACGTCACTGAATCCCTTGGTTTCGTCCATGGCTTCGACCAGGCCCATTACGCTGTGCCACCGCGCGACGTCCAAGCCAACGCTGCGGTGATTCTTCCCGCCGAAGGCAACTTTGCCCGCCTTGTCGTAAGTGTAGACGTCGAAGCCACGTTCAGCGAACACCGTGGTGAGAGACCCGCCTACAAAGCCTTGTCCGATTACTGCAATGGATTTCATGTTAGCAACACTACGCTACACGGGCTTCAGTGAACAAGCAAACTGACGGTTTCAGGTGCCCACCAAATCCCTCAAGAGAAACCAACCCGTCTGTGAGGCAATGTACTGCACTGACTGGTGAGCGAGTTGTTCCGTGACCTCCGGGTGGCGCTCTGCGCGAGAAATGAAGCTTGGGACTTCATTGACGTTGGCAAATGTCATGATGTTCGGTATTTGTCTGAGCGCATAGTGTTCAGCCTCATCTTCGTAGAGGCGTAATGCGATGCATCCCCGAGAAGCGATTTCAACGTCCTTGGCCCAACCGCACTGCTTTCGGATGGGTGTGCCTCCGATTGTCCACTGTTCGCCCGCTTCATCATGAATGAAAAATTTCATTTTTGAAAGGTCTGAGAGCCACTCGTCGTAATTTCCTGACTTGAGAACGGTGACATCAATTCCCATTTCGCGCAGCGCTTCAATCATTTGCAATCGATGTGGGTGCATAGCACCCTTGTAGCCGACGCGTATTGGGCGCTGTGACCACGCAGGTTGAGCGTCACAGTATTGAGAATTCACCCACATTCGAGCGAACGTAGACCGAAATCCCTGAGACGTAATGTAGTTCGACCACCAGCGTGACGTGTTGATAAACGATGCGTCCATGACATCAATGATGTGACTGTAGGCACCCGGAAACGTAGCCTGGTCTGTGAATGCTTCCCATGGGTCTTGTTCGTAAACAAAAAGCTTTCGCCCGGCGAGAGCCTTACTGATTTCGTGTCTCAACCGAAGAACTGAACGTAGTTTCAACGTTGAAAGAAAGACGTCGGCATTGGGCAACACTTTTTCGATGTCTTTTGACTCTACGAACAAGTGAGTATCACACTGAAATTTGACGTGGCGTGCTAACTGATGTTGCCAACAATTGTTCGCTACGTAATCTAAACTGTCAATGAGTTGAACGCACTTCACTTCTTGCTCTTGTATCGAACGCGCTCAAAGTACAGGACGCCATCTTCATCTTCAATGTGAGCATTGGGGTATGGAGCTTCAAGCATTCGCATGCGGTCATACAATGCTTTGACGCTTAGAATTGACATGTCGTGTTTAGAAATGAGGCTGTCATGAGGCGTGCGTGGAGTAGCATAATCTTCGGACATGTCCCATTGAGCCCAATTGACATTGGGATAATCATCAAGGAAACGCGTGTAAATTGTTCGTGCAGTCGATTCCATTTCAGACAAGATGTCATCCATGTTTCCCGTCAGATTCATTTGCACTTCGTGCGAAGGAGAGTACAAACGTTGACTGAGCTCTGGATAACCAATTTTGACGACTCGATGAGAAGTGTGTTTGATGCCGTCCAGAATTTGATTTTGTAGCGGCGTTCCTAACGAATATCTGTCATCACAGGCTGGATGCTCTGAAACGACTGTCGCTTTATTCAGGAGGCGCTCCGAAACTTGCCAGCTCCACCCACACAACATCACTAAATCAAACTTCTCAGGATTTGTTGCAACGTGTCCGTATTCGCCAGCAACTGCGAGTTCAAGGTCACGGATATTATTGACATGTTTCAATGAATTGACCCGTGGGTGTCGTTCAATTGCTGGCATCACTCGAAGTGCCCAATCACGGTATGCTGCAAACACAATTTTCATGTTTCAAACCTCAAACGGATGTTCTGCAAACCACCAGTGCGGGTGGGTTGACATGCAAATTGATTGTCCCGTCATCATTGCCATCTCAGGACTCATGTTTCGCCACCCCAATCGAGGTGTCACCGTTTCATTGACGTAAATGACGTTATCCATGATTTGCTTTTCATATGCCTGATACGTCAAATCGAAAGTTTTTGAGACGAAGTCCCAATTTTCTTCGAGCCACGGCAATGAATTGAAGATGAAATTATAATCACGGTGACACGCTATTGACCGTATCATCGGAAAAAATGCACGAAGGGCGGTGAGTTCAGCCTTCAGCACGGTGAGAGGTGCGTCACCGTGCAATTTTGCGAATTCAACAAAGTTGGTGTGCAGGCCTAATTCATGTCCTGCATTTCGCGCACGCTGAATCAATGGAAGCGTGCGGTGGTCGAACAAATTGTAGGTATTCGCGGTCACCCGGACGAAAATAGTGGATGGGACGCC